GAGCTCGGCGTATATGCGTGGGACGGAAAAGCGACAGAAGATAAGGTTATCAAGGCAAACGACCACTCGATGGACCAGATGCGGTATCTTTGCTATACGCTGAGACGCAGGATTAAAGCCGGGTACGGCGACTACGGGACTTTTATGCTGTGAGAGGTGAGAGGTATATATGACGACGTACTACTACGAAGATTTGCAGGCGTGCGGGGACAACGAAGAAAAGCGCCGGTGCTTTTCCCGCGATGCGATACGGGCTCAAAAGTCAACACCAGCGTATCGCACGGCAGAAGATGCGGAAAGCTACTATGCCAAGCACAATTTGACCATGGAGCGATATAGAAAGGTACTGTACACGATAAGCGGCAAAGCGTACCCGGACATTTTTTCGGCAAATTACAAGCTGACAACGCTTTTCTTTCGACGCTTTGTCTTACAACAGGTGCAATTTGTCCTTTCAAACGGCGTTTCTTTTGAAAATCCAGATACATCTGCGATGCTGGGCAAGACCTTTGAAAACACCCTGCAAAAGCTCGCCAAAAAGGCGGTTGTAGACGGAGTTTCTTTTGGCTTTTGGAACTTGGATCACCTCGAGGTCTTTTCCTACGCGGAAACGCCGGTCGACGCTGGATTTGCGCCGATTTGGGACGCGAATACCGGCGCGCTTATGGCGGGTATTCGCTACTGGCACATAGATAAAACGCTACGATTTACGCTATATGAGGTGGACGGATACACCGAGTACGAGGAAAAAGACGGCGTGCTTTCGACGCTCGAAGAAAAGCGCTCGTACATACTCCGAACTGAGACGACGCAGGCAGACGGCACATACATCGTCGGTGGTAGCAACTACGGCTCTCTGCCCATCATACCGATGTACGCAAACGACCTGCACGAATCGGAAATTGTCGGCATCCGTTCAAGCATCGACTGCTATGATTTTATCAAAAGCGGACTTGCCGACACCATAGACGACACAAGTAGTGTGTACTGGACGTTGAAAAACACCGGCGGCATGGGTGATGTCGACCTTGCAAAGTTTTTGGAGCGTATGCGCGTGGTGCGCGCCGCTGCGCTTGATGACGACGTAGATGCCGAGGCGCACACGCTTGACGTGCCGTATCAAGCGCGAGAAACGATGCTGAACCGCCTGCGCAATGATCTGTATGAGGATTTTGGGCTGCTGGACACCGAAAAAATCATGAGCGGCAACCTGACCGCGACCGCGATCCGTATGGGGTATCAGAACCAGGAGGACAAGTGCGGCGACTTCGAGTGGCACATTCGGACATTTATCGCGCAGTTATTCCGACTGCTCGGTATTGAGGACAATCCGACATTTACATGGAACCGGATCGCGAATCAGCTTGAAGAAACGCAAATGGTGCTCATGGCGGCGAATTATTTGGATGACGAGGCGATCCTTGATCATCTGCCGTGGCTCACAACCGAAGAAGTCGCCGATATACTTGCGCGCAAGGACGCCGAGAGCGCGGCTCGATTTGATTTGACCGGCGAAGCGGCGGAGGGTGCGGCAAACGGTGCGGGGGGTGACGCATCAACCGTAGAAGAGGCTGTCGAAGCGGCGGAAGAAAGCGCCGGAAAAACGCTCAACGGCGCACAGACACAAAGCTTGATCGGTGTGATCGGGCAGCTTGCAGCAGGAACGATAACGGAAGGGCAGGCAGCGAATATCATATCCATCAGCATTGGCGTAACAAAAGACGAAGCGTATAAGATCATACGGGGCGAGTAATGGCATCTGATTACGGGCACGAACAAACTGATAAAACGCTTGCCGAGCTGGAAAAGCGCATACAGGACGTCTACAAGCAGGCGCACGACGAGCTGCAAAAGACCGTAGATGCGTATTTTAAATCCTTTTGGGAGCGCGATAGCAAAATGCGCGCGCAGCTTGAAGCGGGCGAGATCACGGCGGATTACTACCGCGAGTGGCGGCTTGCGCAGATCGGGCGTGGCGAGCGGTTCGAGGCGCTGCGGGACGTCATGGCAGAGCGGTACACGCAGGCGAACGAGGTAGCCGTCAGCTATGTCAACGATACGACGCCGGGTATTTACGCGCTCAACCACAACTACATGGCGTACACCATCGAGCGTGTTGCCGGGGATATCGGCTTTACGCTGTTTGACGAGCAGACTGTGCGGCGGCTGATCGTGGAGCAGCCGAACCTGATGCCGAATTACCCCGCGCAGAAAGCTATAAAGCGGGGCATAGACCTTGCGTGGGGGAAAAAGCAGATCACCGCATCCGTCACAAGCGGCATTTTGCAGGGGCACGGCGTGAAACAGGTCGCTGACGATCTGCAAAAGCGCATAGAGACCATGAACCGCGAAAGCGCCATCCGCACCGCGCGGACGGCATTGACTGGCGCGGAAAACGCAGGGCGGCTCGACGGCCTCGGCAAAGCGCGGGAAAAAGGAATAGACGTGCAAAAAGAGTGGGTCGCTACGATGGACGGCCGCACACGGCATTCGCACCGCATGGTGGATGGTGAAACCGTTGACCAGGACAAGAAGTTTTCCAACGGTCTGCGCTATCCGGGCGACCCGGCAGGCCCGGGGCGGGAGGTATACAACTGCCGCTGCACGATGATCGGCGCGCTGAAAGGCGTCCGCGAAGCGGAACCGACCATGCGCCGCGTCCGCAACCCGGAAACGGGGGAGTATGAGCTGATCGAGGATATGAACTATACAGAGTGGGAAAAGCGGAAGAAAAATGCGCAAAAGATTGAAATTGTGCGTGAATCTGATACAATAAAAGAAACTCCAAAACCATTGCAATACAAGCGTTTTGAGAGCGGAGACGAGGTCAACGACTTCTTTTATTACGACGGCGAAGAACGCGGTCTATTGGCGAAAAAACAAAGTCAGTACGGGCAATGGATGAAGATCCTTACGCAGGATGAAAAAGACAGCATTTTGGATTATACCGCCGGTGGCTACGGAGACATAAACGACTATTTCAGAAAGCGCGGCGCATGGAAAGAGATCAATGAAGAAAAGGTTAAAAATGCCTCGCAATACTTGGATAGCGCCATTTCAAAATATCGTTTGAAAGAAAATATCGTTGTTCAAAGAGGGGTTATGGAAGATGCTTTAGATGATATGATTTCTAAATACGGAGACGACATAGAAAACTTTATAGGAAAAGTGTTTCATGATGACGGATATGTCAGTACAACAGTCCTGCAAGGAAATGCGGTTGCGACAACTAAGCCTGTAGTTTTTGAAATCAGCGTTCCAGCTGGTGTAGGGCGCGGTGCATATGTGAATGAGTTGTCAGGCTTTACAGATACAGAGTATGAGTTTTTGCTAAGGCGCGGGGCATCCTACACGATTACGGATGCAATAGAAGACATAGACACAGAAAAAATCATTATTAAGATGGTGATGAATGATGGGTGATCTGAAAGGCTGGATAGAAAGAGTCAGAGAACAGGAGGAAAAACGCATTGGAGACGTATATGCGGAATGTGAAAAAAGGGGATGTGATCGTCACTTTCTTTCATCTTTTGATACGCGCATATGGCTTTATCCGGTTGAGCAGGCAAAAGGTTTTTTGTCACTGAGAAGCAGCAAAGTCACTGATCAAGAAAGGCTTACAGACCATTTGCGGCAATATAGAATATTCCTGGAGGTTTTAATTGAAAAACGCCCGAATTACGAAAAAAGGAAAGAATGGGAGAAGGCACTCGAGGTTTTGAAAGCAGAAGGAGAAACCGACCATGGCAAAAGATGATTTCCACGTTATCGTGTACCAGCTTCTTGCATACCTGTATACATGCCTGAAGCGCGGGGAAGACCCCGACCCGAAGCGGCTTTGTGCGGACAGCGACTTTTTCAAGGCGAACGGGCAGACGCTGAACGCCAGATATTGGGCATATATCGTGTATAACATGCACGGGCTCGGGCTCATTGACGGCGTTATGTTTGCGGAAATGGACGGCTGTATGATCACGCCGATCGGCATCGAATACCTGACGGACAATGCGTTCCTTGCAAAGGCAAAGGATTTTTTGAAGGACATTAAGGCTATCGTGCCTTTTGTGTGAGGAAAGGTCAAAATGAACGCACATTTTGAAGGTCATGCGGATGAGATCCTGTCCGCCATGCACGAAGCAGTTGAGCTTGCGCTGACAAAAGTCGGCATACAAGCCGAAGGATACGCCAAAAAGATTGCGCCTGTGGCAGAGTATCATGGCGGTGATCTTCGCCAAAGCATTTCGCACAAAGTAGATGCAAGAGCGCAGGAGGTCTACATCGGGACAAACGTAGAATATGGCGTTTATCAGGAACTCGGCACCGGGGAGTACTACGAGGGGGAAGGTGGACGCCACACGGCATGGTGCTATGAAGACAAAAAGGGAAATAAACACTGGACGCGCGGCAACAAGGCGCATCCGTTCCTGCGCCCTGCGGTGCAAGATCACAAGCAGACCTATAAAAACATCATAGAGGACACGTTGAAAGGCAAGTAGCATATACTTGCCTTTTTTCGTACCTAAAATTACACAGCAACAAGAGAAGCAAGCCTTTGTGCTTGCTTTTTTTGTG